GTGACCGTCGCCGGGAATATCCGCTTTGCCGCCGAGCGGACCCCGGACGGCCACGCCGACCACTTCTGGGCCCTGGCGCTGGCAATCGAGGCGGCGCGCTCCCCCGTCACCGAATACGACTACACCCCGGCCGTGCCGGCCGGTTCGGTGGATGGCGGCCGGCGCATCAGTCTGGGGCCGCCGCCCGATGAAGATGATCTCGGCGCGGATCCCCTGGATGTGATTGCTGGCGGCCGGTTTGGAGGATTTTGACGATGCCCCTGGTGGACCAGTTTGGCAACCCCGTCTCGACTGCCGCCCTAAAGGACGAGGAGGCCGTGCCCGGCCTGACCGGCGTGCGCCAGGTGATCGGCGAACACCCCGAGGCGGGGCTGACGCCCCAGAGGCTGGCGGCCATCCTGCGCGAGGCCGAGGAAGGTGACCCGATCCGCCAGCTCGAGCTGGCCGAGGCGGTCGAGGAAAAGTACCTGCACTATCAGGGTGTCCTGGGAACACGAAAGCGCGCCGTGGCCCAGCTGCCGATCACCGTCGAGGCCGCCACTGACGACCAGGCCGACGTGGCCGCCGCAGACCTGGTGCGCGACTTCCTGAACACCAAAACTTTGCGCCTGTCCCTGTTCGACATCCTGGACGCCGTGGGCAAGGGCTACAGCGTCTGTGAGATCATCTGGGAGACCACCGAGCGGCAATGGATGCCCAGCGCGATCAAGTGGCGCGACCCCCGCTGGTTCGAGCTGGACCAGGCCGACGGCGAGACGCTTTGGCTGAAGGGCGATGATGGCCACCCCCAGCCGCTGACGCCCTTCAAGTACATCGTCCATCGCGCGGTGGCCAAGTCGGGCCGACCCGTCCGAGGCGGGATCATTCGCGGCGTGGCCTGGGCCTACCTGTTCCAGAACTACGGCTGGAAAGACTGGCTGGCGTTCCTGGACCGGTTCGGCCAGCCATTCCGCCTGGGCAAGTACGGCGCCGGGGCGACCGAAGCCGAGAAGTCCAAGTTGCTTCAGGCGATCCGCGCCCTGAGCGGCGACTTCGGCGGCATCATTCCCGAGACCATGGCGATCGAGCTGATCGAGGCCAAGGCGACGGGCAACGTCACCGCCTTCGCGGATCTGTGCAACGAGGCGGACACCCGCGTCTCGATCGCGGTGCTCGGCCAGAACCTGACCACCCGGGTCGAGGGCGGCAGCCGGGCGGCCAGCGAAACCCACAACGACGTGCGGGGTGACATTCGCGATCACGACGCCCTGCAGCTGGAGGCCACGCTCGAGCGCGACCTGGTGCGCCCCCTGGTCGATCTCAACCGGGGCCCCCAGCGCCGCTACCCGCACCTGAGGATCGGCGAGCCGGACCCGGTGGACCGCCAGGCTTTGCGCGAGGACCTCCAGGTCTATGTGCCGATGGGGATGAAAGTGGGCATGTCGACGGTGCGCGACATCATCGGCCTGCCCGATCCCGACCCCGACGAGGAGGTGCTGACCGTGGCCGCCGCGCCCACGGCGGCACCCGAGGAGGCCGCCGCCACCCGCTCGGCGGCCCATGGTGTAGAGCCGTCGGGAGATGACGTAGACGATGTGGACGCGCTGGTAGGCCAGCTCGAAGCGGCGGCCGGCCCGGCAATGGACGCGATGATCGATGTCATCCGCCAGACCATCGATGACGCCGACAGCATCCCCGATGCCATGGCGCGCATCGAGCGCGCCTACCCTGATTTGGCGCTGGACGATCTGGCCGACCTGATCGCTCGGGCCGCGACGGTGGCCGACCTGTCGGGCCGGGCCGAGGTCGGCCATGGCTGAGCCCGACCCGCTGACGCCGCTGCCGTTCAAGGAGGCCCAGGACTACCTGCGCCAGAAGGTCAACCTCCCCACCGCGACCTGGACCGACCTGAAGGAGGGCATGCACGCCCGCGCCTTCGTGATCGCGGGCGCCATGAAGGAGGATCTGCTGACCGACTTCAGGGGCGCCCTCCAGAAAGCGCTGGATGAAGGGACCACGCTGGCCGACTTCCGCCGGGACTTCGACCGCATCGTGGCCCGCCACGGCTGGACCTACAAAGGCAGCCGGGGCTGGCGATCGCGGGTCATCTACGACACCAACATGCGGACCGCCCGGGCCGCCGGGAAGTGGCAGCAGATCAACACCGCCACCGCGCGGGAACGCAAGCGCGGGCGGGTCCTTTACCTGCGCTACCAGGCGGTCCTGGATAGTCGAACGCGGCCGCAGCACAAGGCCTGGCACGGCGTCGTGCTGCCCGCCGACCATGCCTTCTGGGCGACACACTATCCGCCGAACGGCTGGTATTGCCGCTGTACCATCCAGGTGCTGACCGAACGCCAGCTGGCGCGCTATGGCTACACGCCGACGCCGGCCGACCAAGCGCCGAAGGTGATGATCGAGGCCAGGACCGTCCGGCGAGCCGACGGCACCACCACCACCTGGCCCACGCCACAGGGGATCGACACCGGCTGGGGCTACAATCCAGGCGAGGCCGCCTGGGGGCGGAATGTGGACCAGCGGGTATTCGACGATTTCCGGGCCCGCCGGCAGGGAGACTGGGAGCGCATCGGCGGTACGGACTGGGAGGAACTTGGGCTGCCCCGCGACCTGCCTGTGCGCTCGCGGCCGCCCCTGGGGCCGCCGGCCAGCGACCAAAAGGATGTGGTCGATGCCGTGGCGCGCACCATCGGCGGCCGCGAGCGCACCTATTTCACGCCCGATGGCGGCGCCGTCCACGTGTCGGCCGAGACGCTGGGCGGACACCTCCAACTCGGCCGGGCACCCCTGGCGCCATTGTTGCCGGACCTGCTGACAGACCCAGAGGAGATCTGGATGGCTTGGGAGCGCCATCGCCTGACCGGCCGCATCGAACTGCGGCGGCGCTTCATTCGGGCTGTCGACCTGCCCGAGCGCGGGCGGCTGATGCTGACAGTCAACGCCTATCGCGGACGTATAGAGGCGTGGACCTTCTTTGGCGCCGGCGCGCTCAACCAAGCCAATCGCGCCCGAGGCGGGGCGCTGCTCTACCGCAGAACTGAGGGGGATTGAGCGCCAGCCTGATCGGGCGGCTGGCAAGCCAGCGATGGTTAACGCGCCCGTCCACGACCATCGCCTTTCCCCTTCAGAATACACCCGCCCTCCCGGCGGATCAAGGTCGCTCCAGGACGCCTGAAGCCGCGCCCTTCCCCTTCGGCGGATTGCCAGCTTCGTCGCCCTGCCCCCTTCAATCCCCCATCAACGGCGCCGCTTCCCGGCCGACCGACCGGTCGGGCCGTCGATGGCCGATTGAGAGGCCGTAAGAGGCCGTGAGAGGCCTGGGAAGGTCGTTTTGCGGGGACGGGGCCTGGCTGGCCTCAAGCGCACCACGGGCCCGCGTCGCCCTTTCTGGACGGCCTCGCAAGGCGGCGCTATGGTGAGGGCACTCCCCCACATGCGGGGGTGGACTGACAAATGTCAGCCCTCCCGCCCCCAATCCCGTCCTCTACGGTGCCCGAACGCCACCCGAGGACGCGGACCACCCATGTCTCATCGCCAGCTCTCGGCCCATGCGGCCACCCCGACCGCCGACCAGACCATCGCGGCCCACGCGATCGGTCTGGAGCCCGGCCAGGACGCGCCAGCCGAGTGGGTCCATCTGCTGCCCGGCGGCACCTTCCGAGGCCGCGACGGGCGTGGGCCATATCACGTCGACGCCCAGGCGGTGATCGACGCCACCCGGGCCCATCACGGTTCGGCTGACATCCCCATCGACTATGATCATCAGATCCTGCGGGCCCGCGAGAACGGCCGGCCGGCCATCGCCGCCGGCTGGATCAAGGAACTCGAGGCCCGCAATGGCGAGGTGTGGGGGCGGGTCGAATGGACGGCCGCCGCCTCGGCCCACATCCAGGCCCGCGAGTATCGCTACCTGAGCCCCGTATTTCGCCACCAGCCCGACGGCACGGTACGGCAGATCGCCGCCGCCGCCCTCATCAACATTCCCAACCTCGATCTGGTCGCTCTCGCCGGCCAGGATTTCGGAGAACGCCCCATGGACGAGTACCAGACGCTGCTGGAGGCGCTGGGCCTGAAGCCCGACGCCACCGCCGAGCAGGTGGCGGCGCACACCGCCAGCCTGACCGTTGCCGCCACCACCCAGGGTGAGATCGCCCAGGTGCTGGGCCTGAAGCCCGACGCCGCGCCCGGGGACATCAAGGCCGCTGTCGAGAAGCTGGCCACCGCCGCCCACGGCGCGACCCAGGCCGCGCCGCCGGCCAAACCCGACCCCGCCGAGTACGTGCCGATGGCCGCCTTCCAGGAGCTGCAGGGCCAGGTGGCCGCCATGCAGGCCAGCGCGGCCGAGACCGCCGCCCATGGCGCCGTCGAGGAGGCCACCAAGGCCGGCAAGCTCTCCCCGGCCCTGCGCGACTGGGGGCTGGAGTACGCCACCAAGGACCTGCCCGGGTTCCAGGCGTGGGCCGAGAAGGCGCCCGCCCTGGCCGCCCACGGCGCGCAGCCGGGCGGCGCCGCTCGGCAGGCCACCGGCGCGGCCGGCCTCGATGCCGACGAGCTGGCCGTCTGCAGCCAGCTCGGCATTGACCCCGAGACTTACAAGAAGACCCGCGACGCCGAGAAGGAGACCGCCTGATGGCCGCGCTGACCGCTGACCGCAACACCCCGGAGAAGCTGGACGGCCGGCTGCGCGAGCTGCCGGTGGCCGCCGACACGGTGATCCACGCCGGCGCCCTGACCTGCCTCGACGCCGCCGGCAATGCCGTGCCGGGCTCCACGGCAACCACGCTGACCGCGGTCGGCCGAGCCGAGGCGCGGGCCGACAACGCGGGCGGGTCCGCCGGCGACGTCACCGTGAAGGTCAAGCGTGGCGTGTTCCGCTTCGCCAACAGCTCCGGCGGCGACGAGGTCGACCGCACCCACATCGGCAACCCCTGCTACGCGGTCGACGACCAGACCGTGGCGGCGACCGACGGCACCAATACCCGCAGCATCGCCGGCCTCGTCTACGACGTGGATGACCTCGGCGTCTGGGTCGAAATCAGCTAGGAGAGGCGCGTCAGATGCTCATCACCCACGGCACCCTGAAGACTCTGTACACCGGTTTCAAGACCAGCTTCCAGCAGGGCCTCGGCCAGCATGAGAGCCAGTGGCCCACGGTGGCCATGAAGGTCAACTCGACCACCCGCACCGAGGAGTACGGGTGGCTCGGCAAGATCCCCGGCGTGCGCGAGTGGCTCGGCGATCGTGTCGTCCACGGCCTGCAGGGCCACGGCTACGCGATCCGGAACAAGAACCACGAGCTCACCGTCGGGGTCTCGCGGGACGATATCGAGGACGACAACCTGGGCATCTACGCGCCCATGTTCACCGAGATGGGCCGCAGCGTCGGGGCCTATCCCGACGAACAGGTGTGGGGCCTGCTGGCGAACGGGTTCAGCACCCCCTGCTACGACGGCCAGCCCCTCTTCGATGCCGATCACCCGGTGCTCGATGCGGACGGCGCCGTGCAGAGTGTCGCCAATACCGACGCCGAGGCCGGCACCGGCGAGCCCTGGTTTCTGCTCGATCTCAGTCGGGCCATCAAGCCGGTGATCTACCAGGAGCGCAAGGCGTTCCAGTTCGTCAGCATGACCAAGGAGACGGACGAGAACGTCTTCAAGCGCAACGAGTTCCTGTACGGCGCCGATGGCCGGTCCAACGTCGGGTTCGGGCTGTGGCAGCTGGCCTGGGGGTCGAAGAAGACCCTGGACAAGGCCGCCTACAAGGCCGCCCGCCAGTGGATGATGGGGCAGAAGGGCGACCATGGGCGGCCGCTGGGCCTGCGGCCCACGCATCTGGTGGTGCCGCCCAACCTGGAGGGGGCGGCCCTCGAAATCCTCAACGCCGAGCGCGACACCGCCGGGGCGACCAACGTCTACAAGGGCACCGCGCAGCTGCTCGTCGTGCCGTGGCTGGCCTGATGGAGGTGGCCGTGAGCGACCAGGACTTCATCAGCCCCACCCTGACCATCACCGCCCGGCGAGCCCATCGCCGGGCGGGCCTGGCCCATCCGACCGAGACGGTGAGCCATCCCGCCGGGACGTTCAGCCAGTTGCAGCTGCGTCAGTTGCGGGCGGACCCCGAACTGGTCGTCGTCGAGCCCCCCGACACCGACACCACCGATCCCGCCACCGCCACCGACGGTGCCACCGACCTGCTGGCCGCCATCGGCCAGCTGGAGCCGGGCAATCCGGATCACTGGACGAAGGATGGTCGGCCCGACGCCCGTGCGCTGGCGGCCGTCGTGCGGCGCGAGGTGTCGGCGGCCGAGCGTGATGCTGCCTGGGAGGCCCATCAGGCCGCCCAGGGAGAGCGCTGACAAGAATGCTCGAGGGGAGGCCGCGCAGCAAAACGCCCGGTGCTGGAAGAGGGCACCGAACAGCGGCCAGCCGGGGAGCCGGCCAGGCGGGTGGGATGCCCGCCACCAGTTCCATTCTTCTCAGGCAGCCGTGAAGGCCCGTTGAAACCGTCATGACCACCTACGCCACCCAGGCCGACCTTGAGCAGCGCTTCGGCGCCCAGGAAATCGCCGACCTCGCCTACCGCGAGGAGGGCGATGCCCTGGGCCCGGCGCTGGCCGACGCCACCGCCCTGATCGACGGCTATCTGCGCGGCCGCTACGCGCTGCCGCTGTCGCCGGTGCCGGCGCTGGTGACGGCCCTGGCCTGTGACCTGGCGCGCTTCGC